CATGGGCTAAAAGAAGAAATCCAGACAGACGTGATTTTGTTAAAGCAAGATTTAAAGAAGTACATGAAGGACAAGAAATTTGGAATGGGTATAATAGTGAAATTTTTACATTAACTTTTAAAGATAACTTTTCAGCAGCTATTGGTAAAACGGCCGATTTAATGTTATTTGAAGAAGCTGGAAAATTTCCTAATTTAATAAATGCATATATGGTAACAGCACCAGTATTTAGAGATGGTAATGTTATGATTGGAATGCCATTAATATTTGGAACAGGGGGTGATATGGAAGGAGGATCAAATGATTTTGCAGAAATGTTTTATAATCCAGAAAAATATTGGTTAAGACCTTATGAAAATATTTGGGACGATGGAGGAGCTGGAACTAATGCAGGATTTTTTATTGATGATATGTGGTATAAACCTGGAAAGGTAACTATGCCAGATGGAGAAGTTGTATCTATGGTTGATGAAGATGGTAATTCAAATAGAGAAGCTGCTGAAGTATTTTTAGATCAAGAACGTAATATTATTAAAACTACTGATTCTAGATCGACTTGGGAAAAATATATTACTCAATCCCCAAAGACTCCAAGAGAAGCATTCTTAAAAACAAGTGGTAATATATTTCCAACTATTGAATTAAATGCATGGTTAGCAGAAATAGAAGTAACTAAGAAAGCTCAAGATATGTCTATGATAGGAGATTTATTTTGGGAAAAAGATATGGTAAAATGGATGCCTAATAATGATTTAAAACCTATACTTAAATTTCCTTTAAAACCCAATGAGGATAAAACAGGATGTGTTGTTATTTGGGAACATCCATATAGAGATGAATCAGGAATCAGTCCTTTTGGATTATATATAGCTGGTACTGACCCTTATGATCAAGACAGTTCTACAACAAGTTCATTAGGAAGTACTTTTATTTATAAAACTTTTCAAAAATTTGATAAGACCTATAATTTACCTGTAGCTGAATATACAGGTAGACCAGAAACCGCAAAAGAATATTATGAGACAGTTAGAAAACTTCTTACATATTATAATGCGCAAACCTTATATGAAAATAACTTAAAAGGTTTGAAAATATACTTTGAACAAAAGAAATGTTTACATTTATTAAAACCTCAACCAAGTATATTAAAAGATATAGTAAACCGATCAACTGTAGCTAGAGGATATGGAGTTCATATGAGTGAGCCTATTAAAATTCAAGCTGAGATTTATTTACGAGATTGGTTATTAGAAAAAAGAGCAGATACTGATAAAGGAGATAAATTAAATTTACATTCTATATTATCTATTCCACTCTTAAAAGAACTTATTGCATATGATAAAGATGGTAACTTTGACCGTGCAATATCATTTATGTTATGTATTTTACATAGTCATGAGAATTATAATATTGATCTAGAAGCACAATTTGATTATGGGATGGGAGATAAATTTTGGCGAACATCTTTATTTAAACGTAGAAAAGTAGGATTTTAACATAATAATTAAAATAATTTATATATTTTTGTAGGTTAATAAAATAAACTTAATGGAAAACGAAGCATACATTCTAGGAGATCTTCCTAGACAAAGATTATCCCGTTCTCAGAAAGGTAAGAAATGGGGACAAACTTGTATTGATGAATTAGAGAAAATTACATATGGAGATATTAATTATAACGGAAGATCTTCTCGTATCAAGAAACAAGTTAATTATGATTTGTTTAACGGAAAGTTAGATCAAAATGATTTTACACATGTATTAAGTCCTTTTGGTTATAATGAGTCTGAGTTTCCAGCTACTATGCAACACTATGATATTATTTCTCCTAAAGTTCAACTTCTTATGGGAGAAGAAATAAAAAGACCATTTAATTTTAAAGTAGTATCTCATGATCCAGATGCCATTTCTAAACTTGAAGAAAAAAAGAAAGAAATGTTAATGGATTATCTTTATTCAGTTCTTGTCCCACCTCAAGAGCAAGAACAACAAGCACAAGCACAACAAGAATTACAAGCAACTGATCCTGATGCAGCGGCTTTAGCAAAACCTAAAACTCCAGCTCAAATTGAAAAATATATAAATTATGATTACCAAGATATAAGAGAAATTACTGCTCAAAATATTTTAGAATATTTAACAAGAAAAGATGATTTAGAAGTTAAATTTAATAGTGGTTTTAAAGATGCATTAATTTCAGGAGAAGAAATATATTGGGTAGGAGAAATTTCAGGAAATCCATCTGTACGATTATGTAATCCTTTAGATGTTCGAGTAATTCTTGATCCTGATTCACCGTGGATAGAAGATTCGCAAGCAGTGATTGAAGAACGTTGGTTAACTCTTTCTACAGTATTAGATGAGTTTTATGAATTTCTATCTCCAGGAGATATTGATAGATTAGAAAAAGGAATTACTGGAACGGATGCTACTACAAATCAAAATAGTATTGATTATCCATATAGTGAATTTAATATTAAAAATTATACTAATGTTTTAGATCATGTTGGAAGTGGAGTTTTTGATCCAGGATCAATTAGAGATTATAGACGAAATGGAATGGTTAGAGTTCTTCAAGTTGAATGGAAATCTATGAGAAAAATAGGAATTATTTCTTATACAGATGAGTTAGGACTTAAACAAGAAGATATTGTAGATGAAATTTTTGAGGTGCCAGAATATGCTGAAGTAAAAAAAGGAATACATTATTTTGATGGGGTGGAGTTAAAATGGTATTGGATTAGTGAATATTGGGAAGGGACTAAAGTTGCTGAAGATATTTATTTAAATATCAAACCTAAAGTAAATCAAAGAAGAGATCTAGAAAATCCTAGTGATGTAAAATCTGGATATGTAGGATATATTTATAATGAAAGAAATTCTGAGTCTATTTCTTTAATAGATAGAATGAAACCATTTCAGTATTTATATAATATTATTTATTATAGAACTGAGTTAGCAATAGCTAAATCTAAAGGTAAAGTAGCTTTAATGGATATAGCACAAATACCATCTTCAGAAGGATGGGATGTTTCGAAATGGATGTATTACTTAGAAGCGGTAGGAGTTATGTTTATTAATTCTAGGGAGGAAGGAAATAGATCTCAACAAGCTCCTGCTTTTAATCAATTCCAAAGTATTGATTTATCTATGGGTAATTATATAAATACTCATGTTCAATTACTAGATCAAATTAAAACAGAATTAGGAGAATTATCCGGAGTAAGTAGACAACGACAGGGTCAAGTTCAGACTAATGAATTAGTAGGAAATACAGAACGAGCAGTAGTTCAATCTTCTCATATTACAGAATTTTGGTTTTACTCTCATAATGAATGTAAAAAGAAAGTATTGGCAGCTTTAATAGATGTGGCTAAAATGAGTTATAGAGATGGAAAGAAAATTCAATATATCAGTGATGATATGGCTAGAACTTTTTTAAATATAGAACCAGAAGATTTTACAAACTCTAGTTATGGAGTATTTGTTTCTAATTCTTCTAAAGATGATAGAGCATTAGAAAGTTTAAAACAATTAGCACAAGCTGCTCTTCAAGCAGGAGTAGTTACATTTACAGATGTTGCAAGTATATTACAATCTGATTCTATTGTAAAAGTTAAGAAAATGCTTGAAAACTCACAATCAGAAATGGAACAGAAACAACAAGAAGCTCAACAATCAGAACAACAAGCTCAACAACAATCTCAACAAATGGATGTAGAAAAAGAAATGGCTAAAGAAGATAGAGAAGATGGGCGAGCGAAATTAGATGCCGAGACTAAAATTCAAGTTGCTACCATTAATGCAGAAGCTAGATTAATTGATGCGGATGATAATAATGATGGATATGTAGATAGGAAAGAAGCTGGAGATGCTACTGACAGAATAAAAGATCGAATTGCTCAAGAAAAAGTAGCAGGTGATCTTGGATTAAAAAAAGAAGAACTTAAAGAAAAGAAAAGAGCAAATAAAGCTAATGAAGCTATAAAGCGTAAAGCAGCAAATAAACCAAAACCAACTAGTAAATAATGAATAAAAAATTTAATTTATTTCAACACAAGTTTGGTAATGGTGGATCTCCACAAGATACAACTTCTAATCTTCAAAAACTAAAGAATTACTTTGACATATTTGATAATGGGGATAACGTAGTTGAGGTACATGACATGTTTTTAAAAGGAGATCCCAAAGGTAAAAGCTCTACTTGGGAAGAAGAAGGATACCTACCTGAAGGAACTGAAAAGGACGGTAAGCATTTACATTATACTGAGGATGGGCCTCAATGGTTAGACCATAGAAGACGTATTTCGTTTGACCAGAGAATGTCTGAGGGATTACAGATTGATCTTCCATCCATAATGGATCACTATGAATATGTGCGTGATAAAGGTTGGGTTCCTAAAGAAAAAATTCCTGCTATTCCTAAAGAAAAGAAAGGAAAGAAAAAAGAAGAACTCATAAAAATAGACCCAATAGAAATACAACAACTTTCAGTTGATACTAGTGAACCAGTTTTGGAAAAAGCGGGTATTCCTATAGAGAAGGATAAATATACATATTCCAAATATTGGAAACCTAATGAAGGACAATATAGAGTTAAAATTAAAGATAAGAGTAAGAAAGGTAAAACTGAAGAAATACAAATAACAGATGATGTATCTTTAGATATGTTTAGGCAGATGTGGAAAGGAGAATATGGTGGAGAACCACAAGATAAAATGGGAGATCAATATTTTAGGAATAAAGTAGATTTAGCTGATGCAGTTAAAACACAATCTACTCAAGAAGAAGCTCCAGCTATTAAGGTAAATAAAAAAGGATGGGCTAATGCAGAATATTATAAAGAAAATACAAGTATTAGAGGAATTACAAATGATAATAAACTCTTGGTAAAAATGATGAATCAAGATTTAGTTAATTCACAATTAGATAATTATCAAAATACTAATTTTACCGAAGACCAGTTTTTATCTCAAATCTGGAAAGAGTCTGGCGGAGATAAATCTGTAGTTTCACCTAGAGGAGCTATGGGAATTGCACAGTTTTTACCTTCTACATTTAAATGGGCTAAAGAAGAAGGATGGATTCCGGAAACTGTAAAAATTACAGATGAGGCTGCCTCTTCTTTGGCTCAAAGAAGATATATGGATCATCTATATACAGATATAACTAATGTAGCATCAGCAACAGATAAAACTGAAAGACAAGCTAGAGCAT